CATAGGAGAATCAACAGACGTCATTGCACTCTTAAACAATGCTTGTATGTCCTGTCCAGTTGGTGGTGGAATATTTGGTGGAGTTGTTGCTGAAGATATGGATGCTGATGTTGATCCACCAGATCCAAATGATGCAAGACCAGTACTTGGACCAGATGTTGTTGAGATTTGAACAGGAGGTCCACCAGATCCAACTAACTTCTTCCAATGTTGTGGTGGATTTGCTGGTGCAGGATCATTCCTACCAACTTGAGATGTGTAGTGGAAGAAGTTTCCTCTGTTGCTAAACATCGGATCATCTTTACCTTTGTTCCCAAGTTGACTCTGACCTTTAAAGTCTGTTCTACCCTTTAATATCTTGAGTGCTTCTACAATTTTTGACTGACCCTCTGGTGATGCAAGTTTTGCTGCAAGTTTAGGCTCATCTCTTGCAAGTCCTTTATAAACTGCTTCGTATTGACCTCGTTGAGATCCAACTGCTGCAATTGTATTTGGCCATTTTGGATCTGCAACTCTGTTGAGAATGGATGCAGCAACTCCATACTCATCATCAGTTCCTCTTGCTGCTTCACCACTAACAATATATGCAAGGTCTCTAAAGTCTTGGGCAGATAGTTTTAAAGTTCCACCAGTTCCAGATTTATCTCCCCCAGATGCTTTGATATTTGGATTACCAGTTCCTGCCCATCCCAAAAAGTCCCACCAAGCTCTGCCTTGACTCTCTTTATTTTCTTGCTCTGCTCTTGGCATACCACCACCAGCAGCATATGCAATACCACCACGATAGATTGGTCTGTTTGTTCCACCACCCATAACATTCATAGCAGCAAGAGTGTCTGATCCAAACTGACTTACCGCACCTTTGCTCATCACAAACTCACCAGGAGTAAGCATTGCGGGGACAGTATCTCCGCTTCCAGAACCAGGAACTCTTCCACCACCACTTAACTGTGCTCCTCTCTGAAGAACAGATTCTCTCATCAATTGAGAAGAGTCTGGAGTTTGTCCAGTTTCTTTTGTTTCTTTCGGTGTTACTGTTCCTGCATCATTCTCTTTATTTTCCTCTTCTCTATTCCCTTGATTCATTTGGGTTATTGCATAAGCACCAACACCAGCAATTGCAGCACCTGCTAATAGTGGATGGTTTTTAGCAAACAAGAGAAGTTTTGGAATAGCAAAACGAGTCAGCATTGCAGTCCACTTAAGTATTTTCCCGACTACACCAAAAGTAATAAATCTACCAAGAGAAGTTCCAAAAGCAATGTAAGATCCAAGAAGAGCTGGCCACCAGTCTTTGAGGAACCTACCAATCGCATTTAGTTTTTCTTTATTTGCATCATCACTAAACCAATCAACAAGTTTAAACAAAACTCTTCCAGCAAAAACTGTGAGAAAGAATTCTAATATTTTTTGGAAAAGACTCTTCACGGGAGCAAGAACTTTTTCAGTTGCTTTAGCTAATTTTTTAAATGTTCCCGTTTCTAACTTATCTTCTCTTCTAGATCTTGATTCAGTTTCTTTCCTTCTTCTTTCCTTTGATTCTACATTTTTTTTAAACTTCTGTTCAGACCTGATTGTATTCAAAATAGAATCAATACCTTTCATTATATCATCAAGGTTCTCTTGAGTCTTTTCAGATACAGGAGTTGCAACGAACGGTTGAGCCGCACTAACAGGAGATTTAACAATCGCACCACCTCTCCCAAGAGATGTTCTTGCTGGACCAGATACTGAAGGACCAGTCTTTTTCTTTAAAACTTTATCAACAAACTTCTCAAAATCTATTTTGCTTCCTCTCTTCTTGAACCCCTCTTTTCTTTCAGATGGTGACAGTTGTCTGCCACCAATAGTTCCACTTGAAGTGAGTTCATCTAGATACGCTTGATATCTTTCAGCACCAATAAACTTTGAAGGTACAATCGCTGATGATTTTACCTTTGATACTTTTGGTTTTGGTGCTTTTTTGATTTCTTGCTTTTCTTCTCTAATTTCTTTCAGTATATCATCAAGACCTGGTGGTTCATTGCTTTCCAGGTACTCTTCTACTAACCAGTTCTGGTATGCTTCCAGATTATAATACCCACCATCCTTTCCTTTTTGATCTACTTGAGGATATCCACGAGGATCCTCTTTCATCTTGGCAATTATCTTATCAGCATCTGCTGAAGATAAGCGAACGAAAGAAGAATACTGTATACCAGCAGAGTCCGTACCGCCAGTTAATCGTGCCTTAAGTCTACTCCAAAGCGCATCAGAAACTCTTCCCTTATACCAAGGTTGATCTCTATCTAAAAAGTCTAGGGAAGTGCTACTTGAAGGCATTTTGTTGTTTCTGTTTTAATTCTTCTTCTTCAAGATGATTTTGTAATAGTCCAACATAGATGTCTCGTTCCCAAGGCATCATATTTTCAATCTCAGTCAAAGAATATTTATGGTACTGCATCAAGGCAAAATTAAGTTGGAAGTAATTTACCAGATCCATATGCACCATACCTAAGCGAAAAAAGACGCTAATCCCTCCAGAACAACTTCACTTTCTACTTTGGTATTTGGATTCTTAACTTTAATAGTATGAGAAAGTTTAGGCATAGTTTCAAAGAACTTTTCAATGTCTTTGAACTGTGAAGAGTTCATTGATTCAAGAAACTCTATCACTTCTTTTTTAGAAATATCCGCAGAAGCCCATACTTCATCTTCAGTATAGATCTTATCAATACAAGATGCAATCAATTCAAAAGATTGATCCATTGCATTCTTATCACTAAAGTCAAAGTTACTCTTAATGAATTGTTCCAATGATGGATACTTCATTTCCATCATAATTGAATCGTCAATCTTAATTCTATTACTGTGCTCATCATTCTTATGAACTTTAATTTCATCCAGATTGATATTGACAATCACTTGAGTTTCCTCATCATCTGGGCAGACAATATTTACATCAAGATCTTCACCAACAGACTTCCCACGAATATTAAGAAACAAATATTCAATGTCAAAAGTTGGGAGACTTTCTACTTTAATCCCTTTAGTGAGGATGCAATTCTTAATGACAGACTTAACAGCAGTTGTGATTTGCTTTGTGTCTTCGCTCTCTAAAGCAATCACAAGAACCTTTTCTTCTTTTACAAGAAAGGGTCTATACTTAATTGTTTCTCCTGTTGATGGCAACTCAAGTTCGTAAGTTGGCGTAGCAATTTTTGGTAATGGCATAATAACCCAAAAAGTTCAGTATGATTATTTATTCCCTCTCTCTAGGTCCTCTGACCGTGGTATTTGGACGAGTCAGATTTTGTCTTCCTCGCTGTACACTATCTTCAAATGCAGACTGTCTAAATCCCTCCAACTCTTCAGCAGTATATCTCCATCCACTGTTTCCATTAAACTTTGCTTGATCCAAAGGAGTTTGTGGTTTTTCGGAAGAAGTAGCAGTTCTTGAAGGGAGTTCATTGATAACATACCGAATATAACTCATTGACACGGTGCATTTCAACAGAGATGATGACTCATAAGAAACTGGCATAGAAGAAACCGAGAGAGGAAAACTTCTTACAAATTGATATGTCAGTTTTGATTTATAATCTCTTTCAAATTTTGTGACAGTCAATCCCTGATCAGAAATATATTCATCTGGATACTTGACGCGGTAAAAATAATCTTTATTAATTGGAGATTGATCTGCAGCGTCTTCGTTTGTAATATATCTCATCCACATCTCAAAGAATCTTATTGGTAAGTAAGCCTCTGCATCAACATAGAAAGTGAGATCAATTCTATCATCAAACAGTCTTCTATATGCGTGCTTCTCTGTCACACCAGTACGATCATTATTAAGTTCCAACGTAGTCAATTGTGATCCAGGAAGAGTTGCTTCCGAACACATTAGATTTAATTTATCCTGATCAACTCCTAAAATATTTCCCAAAGATGGAGGTATTCCAATCTGTACTTCAAAATGAGAAGTGAGAGCAGGTCTTAATAACTTTGATTTGATGTCTGATAGAGACCTTGGTGTAGGCATTTATAAATACTATTTGACCTTATATATTATGTATGATGGCAGAAAGTATTAAGAGTAAATACAGACCATCTTTTCCTAAAAAATATAAAGGGAATCCCAACAATATCATATGCCGTAGTAGTTGGGAAAGAAAGTTCTGCCATTGGTGTGACTTGAATGAGAATATTTTAGAGTGGGGTAGTGAAGAGTTTTCTATTCCATATCTTTCACCCGTTGATAATCGTGTTCATAGATACTTTCCAGACTTCATCGTAAAGGTGAAAGAATCAACTGGAAGAATTAAAACCTATGTAATTGAAGTTAAACCAAAGAAACAAACAAAACCACCAGCAAAGAAAAAGAGAGTAACCAAGTCTTATATTCATGAGTGCGTGACTTATGAAGTCAATCAAGCAAAGTGGAAAGCAGCAAAAGAATTTTGTGCAGATAGACTCATAGAATTTAAGATAGTCACCGAAGACGAACTAGGTATTAAGTAATGGCACCACAAGGTTTCGGTCAGTATGTAGGAACAGGAACTGCAAGAACTAGAGAACTGCAGAGAAAAATTGCAGAGTCTAGATCTGTTGATCAAGACGATGTTATGATGTTCATTATGGAAGTTTTTAAAGAAGAAGTTTTATATCCTGAACCAGGTAAATTTTATACTTTTGTTTACAGTCCCAAAACTCCAGACATTGAGTATGATCAATACCCCTTGATTGCTTGCACATCATTGGAGAGATGGGGATTTAAAGGCATCAATTTTCACTGGAGACAAGGAAGACAATATACTTGGGAAGAAGTTGTAGGGAAACTTCACGTTGTAAAATACAATGAACTTGATGAATTGCTCGCATTACAGTATGGAAAGTTCCGTCTAAATAAATAAAAAACCACCATTCTGATGGCTGCATCCACAACACCCGGATGGGAAGCTGAAAGTTCTTCCATCATTAAGGCAACTCTGCCAACAAAATTACTACCATCCGCTGGAACGGGTCCTGCTGGTGCTGCAGATAGAGTTTTTGTAAAGGGCAATATATCAAACGGAAATTATGATGTCTACAGACCAGGATTGTTTGGAGACACTCTGATTTATTCAAGAAATGCTTCTACTAACAGTGTAGTCATACACAATCAGTCTTTATATAATGCAAGATTTAATCAAAAAGATGCAAGAGGAAAATCAAATTTTTCATCTTTAGATAAGGCTATTCAAGCATCTGTTCTAAAAAATGCAAGGTTAAATGCAGGAACAGATCCCATAGGAATTGCAAATTACAACAGAATTGCTGCTACTCCTACCTACAAATCTCAAGCAAATGCAGCACCAGAAAAAACAAAACCTGTTGTACCAAGACAAGGAGCAACTCCCCCACCAAAAGAATCTCCAGCAAGTGAACCAGCAGATGATCAGAGTGGTGCAACTTTAACTCCAGCTAGTGTATTAGATTCTTCTGGAGGAGCATCTGGTTCATCAATATCAAGAAAAAAATTTCCAGAAAATTTAAAGTATCCATCAGACCTTAGCACATCAAATCAGGATGTTCTTAAGATTAATATGGTGGAGTATAAACCAAGGAGACCTGGTGGAGGAATTACTGGAGACACGTCAATTGGTTTTACTCCAAGTAGAAGCACAGACTATACAATTATTGGATCAGTATTTCTACCAATTACATCTGGAATAACAGACACCAATTCGGTTCAGTTTGGATCAGAAAATATGAATCCTGTTCAAGCTGAACTTGCAGCTCTCGCTTTAACCACTATAACAAAAGGTGGGCAAGCTGGAGCGGAGCAAGTAACGAGTCTTTTGAAAAATATACAAGGCAACAAAGATCCAGTTAAGACTGGTATAGCAGCATTTTTTGCAGGTGCTGCATCTGGAACAGGAGCACAACTTTTAACCAGAGCAACAGGTGCTGTATTAAATCCAAATATGGAGTTGCTGTTTCAACAACCAACATTGAGACCATTCTCATTTACATTTAAACTTGCAGCAAGAAGTCAACCAGAAGCAAATGAGATTATTAAAATCATTCGCTTCTTTAAACAAGGGATGGCAGTTCAAAGAACTCCTTCAAACTTGTTCCTTAAGACACCGCATACATTCAAGTTAGAATATTTGCATAAAGGTGAAGGACACAAGTATTTGAACAAATTTAAAGAGTGTGCATTACAATCATTCACCGTTGACTACACACCTGAAGGAAACTATGCAACATTCACTGATGGAAAAATGGTTTCTTATCAAATAACAATGCAGTTCCAAGAACTTGAACCAATCTTTAATGATGATTATGGAAATAATGATGGCGCAGCAGTAGACACGGAGTTGGGTTACTAAAATGTCAAACTACTTCAGAAGAGTTCCAGATTTTGAATACGTCAGCAGACTTCCTGATGCGAAGATTTCTGATTACATTACTGTTAAAAATTTATTCAAGAAAGGGAAGTTAAGAGAAGATATCTTCCAGGACTTATCTGTCTTTACCAAGTATCAAATCAAAGGTGATGACAGACCAGACAATGTTGCTTTTGAATTTTATGGAGATTCTAATTTAGATTGGTTGGTTTTAGTTTGCAATAATATCCAAAACATCCAAACAGAATGGCCATTACCACAGTCATCTTTTGATGCTTTTCTTATAGAAAAATATGGTAATTATGATACTTTATTCAGTGGCATTCATCACTACGAAACTTCAGAAATCATAGACAGTAATGGTGTTACGGTTTTACCTGCTGGACTACAAGTTGATTCTGGATTTACTTTTGAATACTATGATGAGTTGTCTTCATCATTAATCACAAGAAGTGATGCTGCAGTTCCAGTTACAAATTATCAGTATGAAGAAAATATTCAGAATGATAAGAGAGGAATCTTCTTATTGAAACCAAGATATATCAACGTTGTTCTTGATGATCTAGAAGAGATTATGGCATATGAAAAAGGTTCCACTCAATATGTGAGTGAAACCTTGAAGCGTGGAGACAATATTAGAATCTACGAATAATCACTCTTCAGCAAGACGCTGGAAGTAAGAGAGTGCATCGTCTTCATCTTCATCATTAGAAGACCTTACAGGTGCAGCAGCAACTGGTTCTTCGCGACGGGAAGAGAAGTTAGGTGCATATGAACCACGGTCGTTATCCTCATCTTCAACCTCTTCATCAAGGCGAGGACGGGTAGATTTCTGACCAAGAACCATCTTGAGACGATTTTCCAGTTGCTCATAGGACTTGAACTGATCAGCAGCAGTGAGAGCACTCAAAGAATACTGATTCTTCCACAGTGCTTCCAGAGCATCATCATCGTCCAGAAGAGGAGTGACACGATCAAACTCTGACTTGTCGTAGTTCCAGTAACCGTCCTTCTTGACGATCTTCAGTTTGAAGTTTGCACCACCCCAGAAATCAAAAGGATTAATGGGAGTCTCGTCTTCAAACTCTGGTTGCATGGATTCCATGATCTTGTCAAAGATCTTCTTACCATACTTGAACAGGAAGACACGACCTTCGTTTGCAGGATTAGCAGGATCCTTCACCACATAGATGTTGCTGTAGTAAGAAAGCTTACGCTTCTGCTTGCGAACAGTGTCCTTGTCTGCATCATTTCCACTGTTCCAGAGTTCACGGTTGTGCTCGGACACAGGATCCTTCTGACCAAGAGTAGTCAGAGAATTCTCAATGTACCAACCACCAGGACCTTGGAAGGCATGAGAATACATCTTTGCCCAGGGAAGTTCTTCCCCTTCAGGTGCAGGCAGGAAACGGATGACTGCAAAACCATTGCCAGTCTTGTCCATTTCGGGTTTCCAGAGACGGTCATCACCGCTGCTGGTATTGTTGCTCATCTTCTCTACTTCTTTTACCAGTTTCTGCGTGAGAGAACCAAGAGAAGATTGTTTCTTAAGGTCTGCGAAAGACATAGGATTACCTCGGATTTGTACGGATTTGGCTTTTGTGTACTTCGTTATTCTACAGGTCTGAACCAGACTTGTCAATCTTATCTTTCATGACTTGCAGCATTTGAGTCATGTTGTTAAACACGACATTCATATCAACACTAGATGAGAGACCCATCATTTGAGCGGACTCAAGAATCCTCTCTTTCATTTGAACTGCTTCTGGATCATCAGATAAACTTAAGCGTGTGTATAAGATTTTTTGTTTTTCAATCAATCTTTCCAACATTTTAATGTGATACAATTGATCACTTGAATTCATAGAGGGAAACTTAAAGACATTTTTATAAATGCTTTCTTGTAGTTCATTGATCTCTGCTATTTCAGAGCGAACTACGTCAGAGTTAAAGAAACTCATTTCTCTCCTAGAACAATTTGCTTAAGAACATTTTTATAACGTTGTACATCAATATTTAGGAACGGAGAATATTTTTTCATTCTCATACTGACGGTTTCCCACACTGGATCTTGCAATTTCTTATCAAAATTATTCCCGAACAGGAAAATTTTATCGTATATCACTAGGGTTTCCATACTAATATTCCCGTTCAGGAACTTCTTTAAAACCAGTGGGTGACCTTTAGAACAATCAAAAACATCATCTACTTTTTGATTTTCAAATAACTTTTCAGTTTCTTCTTTAAAGACATATGAAAGTGATTGATTTCTTTTCTTCCATGCCGTGTATCTTTCTTCACCTTCGCGTATCATTTCTCCTATCCAAAGCTTACTTGGATCAGTGCAGGTGATAAAGTTAGATACAAAGAAATCAACAACTTCTTTATCGTCTTTGTTTCGTGCTAGTTTTTCAAACCAGAAACGATCTTTACGTTTGTAGAATGATTGAACAGTCGCACGACTTTTACCACAGTATTTGTGGTAGTCATAACTGTCTTTAGTGAAGTGGTTCTTCAAAGACAAGTAGCATTTATAGACATCAAACGGCATCATGAAAAAAGTAATAAGGTCAAATTTTTGCCGGGATTTTTTTCACCCCAAATTGGAATCAAAGAGGCAATTTAGCACGGGAACTTCTCTTCAGGAAGTTGAGTTCCATTGCTTCGTACTTGATCTTTTCCTTCAACGGTTTAGAAATTAGTTTAGGAACTGATTCAACATCAATGCCATTCTGTTCACAGAAATAAACGATGGCATCGATATAGTTCATATCGCCATGAGTTTGAACCAATGCCTCAATTTCTTGTGCAAACCGCGAAGGGCAAAAGAACTTATTTTCGAATGCCTTTTCTAGTTCATTCTCCATTTTGCCCAGTATTGTGAGATACAAATTCTTTAATGTAGCGTACTAATAGTTTAATATAATCCCCTTTGTTTCTTTTGTCAAATACTTTTACTTCACCACCAGGAGTAACCATAAGTGTGATGAGTTTTTTGATGGGGATTCCAGTCAACTCATAATATGCAGCAGCATAAAACATTTCTTGAACAAAGTAATTCTCAATCCACTTTTCTGGTTTGATCTTTGTTGATGTCTTGAAGTCAATAACTGCTAGTTCGCCTTCATATTCAGCGATACAATCTACTCTACCTGCCAGTCCAAGATATTCTGAATAGAGTGTGCGTTCAATGGCATGAATATTATTTATCTTGTCCAGTTCATTCTTGATATGAAAGAACATAAACTTTGTCATGGGTTGATAATCATCCCAGTTCAGTTCTTTGTTCTCAAGATAGTCCTGACAAACCTGGTGAAAGTCAGTCCCTCTTGCTGTTGCTTGACGGGTGATTCTATTTGCTTCTTCATTACCAACTCTCTTCCTCCATTCAACAAAGATCTGTCGGTTGTAGAAGGAAGTTACAGAGGTAATAGAAGGCACCCAGTCTCCATTGGGAAGGTTATAGAGACGGATGCCATTCGTTTCTTTCTTGTTTAATTCAAGATCACCTAAAAAATTACGATGAATAAAACTCATAGATTCAATTCCATTTTAGCAAGGATGTATTCTTTCACAAATCCAGAGCGAACGATATCCTCAACTCCAAACTCAATAATATCAACTGATGGCATGACGCGGAGAACTTTCATGAAGTCTGCAATGCCATTCTTTTCAGCGGATTTAATAAGGTCAGATTGAGTGGCATCGCCACAGAACATGATCTTACTGTTTTCACCTACTCGTGTAATTATACTATCAAGTTCGTGGAAATTCAAGTTTTGGAATTCATCAACGATGATGATTGCATTATCAAGAGTTGTACCACGAATGAATGAGGTGCTCCAGAAACTAATTGTACCTTGGGTTTTCAAGTTGCCATAGAGCATTTCAAAATCTGCATCTGTGGGAAGAGCAAACATGAACTTCACCATATTCTTATATGGAATTTGGTAGAGTGAAGATTTGTCTTCATGATCACCAGGCAGGAAACCGATCTCTCTGGTCGCTACAAGGGATCTAACGATGTAGATCTTCTCGTATGGGGAACTCTCATCCAGAACGTCTTGTAGAGCGTTGTAGAGGGTGATGAAGGTCTTTCCTGTTCCAGCACAACCATACGCAACAATGTGTTTATCATCTGCGTATGCTTCGTAAAGTGTTTTTTGATTTTCAGTGAGAGGCTCAATGTCTCTCATTAAGTCTAGATTAATCGGCTTCTTTCTTTTCATTTGTTTAGCCGTCAACCCAACACCAATTGGTTGGTCAGATGCTCTTTTTCTTCTTGGCATATCAGATTGGTTTTACGTTTGAACCTGGGACTTTTGAAACTTTATGGAGGACATCATTCCATCCAGGCTTGCTCTTGACAAGTCTGTCATAGATTTCTCCAACTTCTCCAGAACCAGGACAAGTCGAAGGGTCACTCCAATCTCTGTCCCACTCTGGATTATCAACTTTCCACTGATCCCAATCGTGAATGCTCATCTTCACTTCTTTTTGTTCACCAGTGACTTTATTAACGACGGGGTATGTTGCCATGAATCTCCATAAATTATAAGAATATTTAGACCCACTCTAATGCTTCCGCAACAGTGGGAAACTGCTCTGCAAATATCTTCTTGCACTGCTCTGCAATCTCCATGTGCTCCTTCTGGGTTCCATTAGCAGAGCGCAGTTGAATGTAGTGGATCCAAGAACGGCAGGAACCACTCATATACAAGCGAGTAGGAGTTGCCAGAGGAAGCACAAAGCGAGCACACTCTTTTGCTACACCATTGTCAAGCAGGTGCTGATACAGACTCATACCTTGTGCAAAGTAAGTCTGAATCTGCTTGTTAGATAATGCTACAAACTCAGGATCCAAGTCGTCAATAGAATTCTGACGATTCTTGGTGTCTTGACGACGAAGTTCTGGGACTGGGATCGTCTCTGCGAGTAGGGAAGAATCAGCATAGCGTTGCGAAAATTCTTGATAGGTGAAACTACGGTGACGCAAAATCTGAGCTGCCAGTCCACGAGTAGTCTCAATCTCCAGAGTCATAAAACTCTGCTCAAACACAGACCAGTGGTTGTGCTTAATACAATAACCTAACAGTTTTGCATAGTTGGGATTTTCCTGATTGTTAGGGTTAGAAACACGGGCAACATACGCCATGTTCTTTTCAGCATCTGGCGTAACACTAATCAATTTGACTTTATTAGTCTGGATATCCATCATCATCTCCGTCATAAAATACTTCGTCGTAATCAGTAATGTGGTTTACTACTTCATCGTAGTTTGGTTTGTATGCATCGACATCAGAGTATACCTCTGACTTCAAACATTCTACCAGAGACTCAAGGTTTCTGATAATAAGTTTAAGCTTTTCTCTGTCCATGTTTATTAACCTCGACAAAGGTAATTATACACAAAAAAAGAGGGGCAGTCAACCCCTCACAACGACTATTGTAAAATCTCCCTACAGATTCGTTTGCATGTTCCTTGATCTTCGTCACACTCGATTAGACAATTGTAATAATCATTTATAAGATCGGCTTCCTCCATAGTTTTATCTAGAGTATGATTTAAATCATGTATACTCTGTTGCCAACCAACCAACTGATTATAAGATACAAGATTGTGCATAATTCCCTCCACGCACAAAGGATACCATAACGAAAGAGTTTTCTCTCATTTGTGTCACCCCATAATTCTACCACTATCTAGGCGAAATGTCAGGAAACCTTAATAAAAATTTATGCCTACGAGTTTATACCTACAAAAAAAGAGGGATGTTAATCCCCCTCAAAGTTAAGCATTTTTTCAAACCATTCGTCCAGGTGGACTAGGTAACATGACCAATAGTTGCAACCCCTATACGTTAATTGATAACAGGCTGGTGGTCTGTTGTCTTTATCCATATCATCATAGTGATATGTATAATTTTCCATTACTTATTCAGCAATAGAACTTCCACATAAATTAAAAGCATAAACGCAGTTGAACCTAAAACGATTCCACTGATTAAACTAATCACTTCTTACCTACCTGACAGTGACCTGCCATGCAGAGAACTGCTTGATGACGCTTCTCTTCTTTTTGCTTCTGCTCTTTAATGAGTTGAAGGAAATTGAGTTTCTGCATCACTTGTCCTCCTTGACAAACTTAATGCCACGATAGGATTCGTTGTGCTGTTGAGGTTGCTGTTGTGCTTGTCTTTGCTCACGACGCTCTACAGTGTCGTATGCTTGACCACGATAAACGACTTTAGACATGGTTTTACTCCAAAGAAATGAGACGGTTAAATCC